AAAGTAGTATGCCTTGAGTGGCAAAAGGTTGAGAAAAAATGATTGATCCGATGACAGCCCTTGCGGGAATACAGTCGGCTATTTCGATGGTGAAGAAGGCATCGAAGGTCGCCAATGATCTAGGCTCTCTTGCGCCAATGATTGGAAAGATGTTCGATGCCAAATCAACTGCGACCAAAGCATTGATTGAGGCAAAGAAGGGCAAAGGCTCAAACATGGGGACTGCTCTCCAGATCGAGATGGCTCTTGAACAGGCTCGCGCATTTGAACAGGAACTCAAGTTGCTTTTTATGACAACTGGCAAGGTTGACGTTTGGAATAAGATCAAAGCTCGTCAAGACCAGATGGACATAGATGATGCAAGAGAGTTGCGTTCTTTAGAGAAGGCAGAGAAGATGGCGAAACAAAAAGAACAAGAACAATTAGAACTTGGTTTAGCTATTGGCGGTGTTTTCTTTGTGCTGTTTTTGGTGTTCGTTGGCATCAATGAATTGATGGATTTTTGTAACACTACTAGAAGGTGTGGTCGTTGAATGAATATCAGAAGACATTTGATTTAGCTTTAAAAATTTTTGTCTACGGATGCGTAGCTCTTTATTTTCTCGGCTTCCTCAAATTCCTGCCTGACGATCTCAGCGACAAGATAGTTAATCTTCTTCTTGGAAGGGTTGGACTTGGTAAATGAAATATATTATTCTGCTATTACTACTCAGTGGATGTAAAGATGTTTACCGCTATCCATGTCAGAATCCTGATAACTTCATCTTGCCTGAATGTCAGAAGCCAAAGTGTTTGTTCACTCAGCAATGCCCTGAATACTTAGTCGCACCAATCTTGGAGAAGAAAGTAAACGATGTCCAATCAGAAGCCAAACCTAACAACTGAAGAATTTGAAGTTCGCGTTTGGGGCTTTGTGGTCATTGTCGTGACTTGCATCCTCTGCTTTATTGTCATCGCGCTTTTGTATTCTGTGACCTTTGTGACACAGCCAATCAAGAGCATGGCTCCGATTGACCAAGCCTATACCAAGATGTTGAACGACATTGTTCTCCTGATCGTGGGCGGCATCGGTGGAGTTATGACCAAACGGGCGGCAGGGGCGGTATCTAGGGCGTTTAATCCGGCTCAACAATCCCAACCTATGTGTCAGACCTACCAAGGACAGGGCATCGGTTTTGGTATGTCAAACAATTCAGGCTATAACCCGCCATCGACTTATGGGGGTTTGCCTAGTCAGCCATTCGGAGCGATGCCAGTATTTGTGAATCCGCAACTGGATGAAAACTGGACACCTCCACCCCCTCCAACAACCCCGCCAGAGCATCTTGAATCCGATACTGATCGGGAACAAATTGCTTTAGCAAGAACAGAGGCAGACTAATGTTCCCAATTCCCTTGCCTTGGATAATTGTTGGTGTAATTATTTCCCTCTTCGGAACTTACCAAGTTGGCCATCACTACGGATGGCTTGAGCGCGATAATGATATGAAGATTGCCATCGCAAAAAAGAACGAGGAATCTAGGGCAACTGAGCAGAAGCTCGGTGAGCAACTTAATACCAATGCAACCAAGTTACAGGAGGCAACCAATGCCATCACTCAAAAGCAGTCTGCCCTTGATCGCGCTATTCGTTCTGGCAGGGTGCGCCTCCCAACCGCAAGTTGTCAGCAAGCCCCCTCAAGTCCCGCCATTGCCGCCACAGATAGCAAAGAAACAAGAAGCGAACCTGACAGACAGACTGACACGGCTTCTGATGCCGAGCGAGAAACCCTTGTCGCCATCGCAGAAATAGTGGCGCAGGGTGACAGAAATACTTTGCAACTGAACTCCTGCATAGATGCTTACAACGAAGTGAGGAATCTTTTAAATGGTAAGTCCTGAACAATTACGCCAACTCAAGATTGAACAATCTTTGGCAGAACCATTCAACGAAACATTTGAACGCTTCGGAATCCTATCCCCTGTTCAACAAGCCGCATGGCTCGGACAATGTGGCCATGAGTGCAATAATTTTAGAGTCCTTGAAGAGAACCTGAACTATCGTGCGCCAACCCTGCTCAAGTTGTTTCCATTGACAGCAAAGAGAGGATGGGGCTTCACGCCTGAATCAGCGGCACAGTATGAGCGTCAGCCAGTTAAGATTGCCAATCGCATTTATGGCTCTCGTATGGGCAACAGGGATGAGGCATCGGGAGATGGCTTCTTGTACAGAGGCTCTGGATTTTTGCAGTTAACTGGCGCGGCAAATTTTTTCCATGCAGGAAAAGCATTAGGCGAGGACTTCGTTCGGAATCCTGATTTGGTTCGTACACCGAAATATGCAAGCCTAACCGCAGGATGGTTTTGGCAAACGCACAATTTGAATCAGTACGCTGATAAAGAAGATTGGTTGATGCTGACAAAGAGAATCAATGGCGGCACGATCGGATTAGAAGATCGCAAGAAGCATATCGCACACGCCATTGAAGTTCTTACTGCTTAACAGCTTTCCATTCTCTCTCGCTACGATTAGCATTTGATTTGACTTTGTTCCCTGTCAATTCAATTAAGCCAAGATCGTGCATTTCATTAAGCCGCCTTGCCACTTGATTACCATCAAGATTAGTGCATTGCGCTATGCCATCTTTTCCAAGAGGTCCAAATGCAAGCAAGCAATCAACAATACGTTGATAATGTTGCGGTGCATACTCTCTAATTGAATCAGCCGCATCAAAAGAAGTAGCAGGGTCACTTGCTCTGACTCTTGGGAAAGCAGGGAATAATTTGTCAAACATTTTTCTGTAGTGCATGATCTTCTCCAAAGAGGTGAGGGTACTAACGAGCGGTCACTATTCTTGTCGCTTTCCCCTCGTTGTTTTAAACAGAATTATTTTTTAATCCCTTAATTCTTGGGCTGTTTTCGCCAATTCTTGATTTGCAATACTCAATAAATTTTGGCATATTGAGATTTTCTTTCTGAGTTCCCCATCGCAGATTTTCAGGTCTGTTATTGATAGCGTTCTCATCAATGTGAATAACCACTGCTTTTTCACTGGGAGCAGGACCATGAAAAGCCTCACATATAAGACGATGAATTTTCATATTTCCAAATTTTCTATTTGTAATACTCATAAATTCATGTCTTGCTGTTCTTGATGCTTTTGATCTAGTTCCATAAGTTGGCTTGGTTGTGTATTTACGAATACCGCCATAAGGTGTAATTGCTTCACCCTCTGGCAGTTTTATTCGTCCCAATGAGCTAGCTAACATTCCCGCCTTGCTCGGTACGGGTTTCCATTGTTCGTTCATTTAGAAATGATAGCATATCAATCCTAAAAAGGTACATCGTCATCTTCAAGCTGTGGCAATCCATCCTCACCTTTGGGGGTATTTAAATATGCCCATCCATTCCACCCCCCCGCATCTGTTAGAGGAGTGCAATCAAGTTTCAGCATCGGTCCTTTCTTTGTGTCAATAACTGAACCAATCCTCAGATACCGATTCTTGTTTGCACCATCCTTGTTAACATAAGTACCTGTTATTACAGATATCTCATAAATTGTCTTTGCCATTGTTTTCTTTCAGTTGGTTAAGGGTAGTTAGCGTTACATCAACTTCTGCCAAAAATAGCAGAACTTCTGTCTCTAACTTATTTGCATATTCGGCATCGTATGGATAACGCTGTACGAACATTTGCAACTCTTGGGGTAGCCTTGGGTCAAAGCTAATGAAATCGCACCACTTGCGACCAGTACAAATCATTTGCCAAGTCATCTGAGCTTTGTGCTTATTTGGAATCTTGCCACTCAGCAGGGTTTCAATATGCGTATTGGTCTGTGGGCATTTGATTTCAATCAAACCATCTTGGCCAACCAAACCATCAGGCGAAGCCCCTGCCATCAAAGTCGGGTGCTGAACAAATCCAACCTCATCAACTAAGACGCTGTTCTTCATCTCATAAGCCGCCCTAGCAAGTGGCTCTGTCTCTGTGCCGTGAGCCATTGCCGCATTCGTGAACGACTCTGCGCCCTTGCCTGTCAAGCGTTCGCAGACAAGCTGTGCCAAGTAGTTGTCGCGACTCGCGGCATATCCTGTTTTGGTACGAGCCACAATGTCTTGAACCTTACTGGCAGTCACCCGCCCAAGACGCGCGGCAAACCATTCTTCTGTTCCTTGTTCCATGATTTATCCTTGACTTTCTGCAAGAGCTTTTTTACGAGCATCTTTGCGCGCAATAATTCTTTTCTGCGATTCAATGTCACCATTTTTAACAACAAATTGATAAGCCGCAGTAAAAGCTACTTTTAAATCATCTGGATTTGCAGAGGCATCAATGGCGGCAAAGTGGTCAGCCATAATAGATTCATCAATTTTCTTTACTGCGGCATTGCCATCATCATCTTCTGGTGCTATACCACAAGCCGCCATGACGCTATATCTCCGAGCGTAAGTTAAAGCACTACCGAAGCCCTGCGGATCATTTTTAATAGCGGGAACATGAATCTTTCCGCAATTAAATATTTCACCAGATTCATGGATAAATAATGTTTCTACAATAACGCCTGAATTGCATTCGCTTAGTTGTTGAACTAAAGCAATGCCATTATTATTAAGCGCACCAATTACCGCTTCAATGCAAGCCGACAAATCAGCATACTTAGATTTGAAATGTGGATTATTTGAAGTCTTCAGCGCAGGACCGAATTCTTTTTGAGCCTTGACCAAGGCAGAAGCTATTTGTTTCATTTGATGGCATCCAGTTGTTGTTTAATTTCAGAGATCAATTCTTCGTGGAGATTGACTATGTAGCAGAGTTCGCGTATCTTGCCCTGCAACATTCCGACCTGATAGGAAAGCCTATCTCTTGGCTCGCCCCCTTCAAAGAGGCGAGATGAATCCTGCGCTATGGAAGCGATAATATAATCAGCGTTAAGTTTGCTCATTCAGAATTCTCCAAATACATGGTTAATCTTTTAATTCTGTCAGCATGGTAATCAGACATTCTTCGGGCATATTCCATTGCTGATTGAGCATCAAGAAATCTCCTCTTAGCTTCCTCGAGCTCTTTTGCCGCCATTTCAGTCGAAGATGGCAATCGCCATAAATCTTGTATCTTGTATAGAAAATTCATTTCAACCCCTCCAAGCAAGTAGTACACCGATACCGCCAAAGATGATGACGGCTAAAGTGGCTTCAATTAAAAAAGTAATGATTTTGCTTATCATGAGAAATCTCCCCAATCTTTTGAATCTGTTTGCTCTTTGTAACCCTGCTCATAAGCGGATCGTTCTTCTGAAGTCAATTTTGTAACTAACAATGAAGTCAAAGAATCGCCAACAAAATAATGCGGATTGAAATCGCGGCTGTAATATTTGTCAGCTGACCCTCTGTCGTATGCACCGCCATGTCGTGTGTATTCGGCTTTCATTTCATTTCTCCTTTTAATAATCAAAATATTATTTTGTAACTTGCA